CAGAGGACGGAAAACTTACGGTATTTGGGGTGCTTCTCGATTCTCGGCCCTAAAGCAAGCCATACGCATGAAGTATAACTCGATGAATAACCGACTGTCGCTTGAGGACTCAATGACCAAGCAATTCATTACGATTAACAAGGAGGCGATTGAGCATATTCAAGACCCCGCAGAACAGAATGAACGACTAACTCACATTATGGACGAGGTAATATCGCTCTTTGAAGGTCTACGAGGCGACCAAATCCCTGTCCTTCCCCACTACGTAGAATTGCATCATGTAGACTTGGAAAACTCCCTGCCTAACAGTAGCGACTTTTTAGACGCAATAAACGCAGATATTGCGGCTGTGCTTCAAGTGCCGCGTGTGGCCGCAGGACAGGAGCGCGGAAGCACCTTCGCTGCGACTTTCAATGCTAATCTATGGGCTGTTCAAGCGATTAGTCGAATGCACAAGATTCTTGGAGAAGCCTGCATAGCCCTTTTCGGCATTCACTTGGATTTACTCAATATTCCATACCGCAGACAAGATTTGCCGGTAATTCGATTTGACGCGATGGATAGCGAAACCCCATTGAATGTTATGCAGAGAGCAGTATTGGGTTACAGTAACGGTATCTTAACCCTAAATCAAACTCTTGATATGTTGAATCTACCCCTTGAAGCAGATGGAGATGAAAGGAAGGACTTAGAGCCTGCAAACGTTGGCGAAACACCTTTGGAAAACTCTCAGCCCGGAAACGAAGATTATGATGGAAATGTTGACTAATCACCCCGACGCTATCAGCATGAATAAGGGTGTCTAGCAAGAAAAAAGTTGCAATCGGGATAGTAGCACTACTCATGTGCGCTTCGATTGGGGTCACCGGCATTTTCTTGGATGCCTCTTTCTGTGAAGTCCGTGAGAACACCATAGTAACGAATAAAGGCACGAACAACATTGTCTTTGTGCTAATTGTAACTACCAACGACACCCGCGATTCGTGGTTGTATGTTACCCCAAGTATCTACGAGCAGTATGCGATAAACGAAACCTACGGTGAAATTATCTGTAAGAATCGCTTCGTTGCAAACGCGGAAATTATCTCAGACTCCCTCAACTTTGAAGAAACACTCGCGCCATGACTAAGATATGAGCGCGAGCGATGCAACACACTCACATGAGGTAACTCCCTCTCATCCCCATAGGCATGATGAGCCAAGCATCATTTCTGAATTGAATGACCGCTTTACTGAGTTAAGGTCGCTTATAATCACAATAGGCTCTATTCTTGCTCTATTGATGACCGGCCTTCATCAGAGTGGTATTGATTTCGGTATCGCTTGGTTGGGGGCAGAGGACGATGACCCCGACATAACTCCACATTCTTGTGAAGAGTCTTGGAGCCTAAACGTAAATCATTACGTTATCGAATACGACGCCTTATTCAATGTTGAATTACAAGATGATAACTACTGTAACACCGCACACACTATTGAATACTACATCTCATTGGATGGGGAGGAACGAAGTGGAGTAAGCCCCGCATTCCGTAATCAGTATTTCTTTGCGGAGAGATTTCATAATTTGAGCGAAGGAACGCATCACGCCTTTATTGAGGTTGAAAACGGAACCATAGACCTATTTGAGAACGTAGTCATTGATTTCGATTTTGATGAAGGGGAGCAGGAACAAGCGATATATGGCTGCACAGACCCCGTAGCCCTTAACTACAACGAAACCGCTACTCACGATGATGGCTCTTGTGAATATGAGCAAGAGGAAGAGGAAGTCACAGAGGATTGCGATGCTTTCTTCTACTCAGTCAACTCTTATTGGTATACCAACAACACTACGAATAGCAGTAAATTGCTGAATGACTTCGATGTTGATTTCAGTTGTATGGCGAATGTTACAGTTACCGTAACAATTGACGTCTACATCAATAATACGACAACAACGTCCCAACTACGTCTTCTCTACAATGGTTCATCCACCTACGACACATACCACTACGATTGGGATTATCACTACATTGATTTCTTCAACGTTACGCGAGAGGATTATCTCAGTATACAATTCAGAGTATACTACGGAGCCGTATTGAATGACGAGAAATGGTATTGGTTGGAGGGCTAATGCGCGAGGCGACAGCCGTTACTCTTCTACTCCTTTTACTCATCGGAAGCAGTAGTAGCGGCTTTTTCTCCCCTCATAACCCGGTTATGACGTGTTACGATACTCAAGGAGAGGTTATAGCGAAGGAAAACGATAATGGAATGTTCATTCTCTACGTTTCATTGGATTATCAAGACGATAAGAAGGGGTATAGGGTATTCGTTGGGCCTGAAACCTACGAAGAATATGAGGTTGGTTACGTGTATACTGATACCACTTGCGATATTGAGGACTATGCTGCGATACAGGACGTAATCAATGAGTTACTGACGTGGGGCATCATAGAGGGTATATCGTAGGATTCTTAAGACACTATGTATGCTACATATACCATGTCGTGTGGATGCGAGGGCAGTTGTTGCGACGAAATCCAAGTAACAGAAGTAATCGCAGAAGCCCCACGCAAAGATAAGCGGAAGAAGCGAAAGCGGAAATACGCAACTCAGGTTTGCGCTCCTGATGAGAAGTTGATTGATGGGGAGTGCCGCAAGATAGCAGTTACTATTGACCTTGATATAGACTCAGCACTAAGCGTTGTTGAAGCAACGACAGGAAATACGATTATAGAGATACGAGGCATAGCATTCCATGATGGCCTGAATAAGAATGGTTGGGCTGTGACTGAGGAAGGAGCGAGAAATGTCGCACGGCAGATGCAGGGGGCCGATTTAACTCTCAATCATCCTGATGCTATCGAAGGCGGTGCAGGTTTTGACCGCAATATGGATGGTGGGGTGGATAAAGCAGTAGTTGGGGTAATTCATGCTGCCTCTTTTCATCCTAAAACTGATGGGGGTTACGAAGTCAGATATATCGCGCACGTAATGAGGCCCGAATTATTTGAGGCTCTTGAGTCCGGTTTGTGGCTTCGTTCTGACTATGGGGTTTCCATTGGAGGCTCAGGAGTACCTATTCAGGCTGATGAAGATGGAATTATCTTCGGAGAAGACTTCACATTCGACCATTTGGCTATTGTTCATCGGCCTGCGTATGAAAAAGCGAACATAGAATCAGTTGAGAGGCTTGAAACCCCTGTTATGGAGGCAACCTTGATAAGTCATTCAGTTTCTTCCGAGAATAACAACTGTGAGAAGGTGACCGCTATGACCGATGAGATAGTAACTGAGATTCCCGACAGCACAGACGAAATCGAAGACCTCAAAGCACAACTCGTAATGAGTCAGGCTCAAGTGAAGGAGTTTACTGACGCCGAGGCTGCACGAGAGGAAGAGGCACGCTCCGCCCTTGTTGAGAGAGCAACCGAATTGGGTATGTCCGGTCACGAAGACCTCAAGACAGACACAATCGAGAACCTAATCTCTTCTTGGGAAGAGGCTCATCCTACCGAAGAGCCTGTCGTAATGGAGCCTGTTGACGATTTGACTGACGATTCCACACCAATAGTCGCTTCCGAGGGGGAGCAGCGAGTAGTCGCTAACTTCCTCAACGGCGTAATGGTTACTTCAGATGAGCAAATCTATGCTCGCTGCTGGAACGCATGGGCTAAGGCATGGAACGGCACACTCGCTCAAGATGAGGGCGACCAGCGTGCGCCGATGTTTGAAGAGATTAAGGAGTTGATTTGATATGGTAAACTTTGCAGACCCAATACACGGACTGATGATTGACGACAAGATTGTTAAGGGCGCAGGCAAGATTATGACCCACGACGGAACAAACAACTTGCTTGATTTGACCGCCGTTGGTGAAGTCGCAATAGGGATTTCAGCAGGCGAGTCCGAGAGGGCCGCAGGCGGAACAATGGATATTACCGCCGCTAAGGTGTCTTTCTATCCTCTCGGTGGTGTTCTTCAAGTGCAGTCGGCGGCTTCGCAGACATGGACTACCGGACTAACGGTCTATGCCGGAAACGACGGTCTTGCAGTAACTTCAAGCGGTTCTTCCGCAAAGAAAATCGGACTGTATGTCGGAACAGGAGAAGTAACAACTGCTCTTGTAGACTCAGGAGCAGGTGATGGCCTAACTAATGCAGGCGTAACCGGCACAGCAACAACTGAGGGTAACTTGATTACAGTTATGACCGCAGGAGCGAATATAGCATAAGGAGGAAGTTAGTATGAGTAGAACACTAGAAGAGATTTTGAACGTAGACGCAGCCGCAGGCCCATTTTCGACGGGTGATGCTGTTATCGAGCAAACACTCCGCGATTTCATTCAACTACAATCTACGACCATAGCCGTTGGGACAAACGTTGTTGGGGTTCGCTCGGTTTCTTGGATGGATTTCAAGTGGTATACCGGCGTGAACGGGACTTTTTCGTACCCCCTTGATGATAAC